TGATTCCGGTAATCACGGCTTGATGAGCGTCGGAGGACGCTTTGGCCTGATTAGCAATCTCTTTGAGTTTTGCTTTGAGTTCGGCGTTTTGGATTTTGGAGGCGATCTTTGCTGCCTGATTCTGAACAGAGGCGGCTTTCTTCATTGCTAATTTGGAGGTTTTAACCTGTGCGGCCTGTGCTTTCTTTGCTGCCCTGGCCTGCTCACGCTCTGCCTTCTTTGTCGCTGCCGCTGTCTGGCGTTCATTCTTTGCGGCTGCCGAGCGTTCCTGTCGTAGGCCTTTTTGGATAGTGGCCTCCTGTTTCGATTTGGCGTGCAGGTCTTTAAGCTGAGCCTTGAGTTTTTCCCGGGCTGCTTTGTTTTTTTTGCCGGTCATTTTGCTCATTTTAGCCTGAGCCTCGGCGATCTTGTTTTTAATCTCCGCCTGTCTGTCCTGTGAATTGTAGAGTTTATTCTGGGCTACTTTCGAAGCTGGCAATAAAGACTTTTCGGCGGGCGCAGGAGCAGCAGGAGTCCGCCCGACTTTTTCGGGTCCGGTCGCCTTTGGCCCGATTGGATGTTCGGGTTCCTGCTCGTCTTTGTTTGGGGCTTCTTTCGGATCCGGCTTGGCGTACACTTTATGCACTCCACGCTTCATGCCGTGAATCCCATATAATAATTCAATGTAGGACATGAGTGTTGGGTTAAGCTTCCTCTTTTTCGTATTTTTCCAGTTCCTTTTCTTGTTTGTCAGCTTCGGCACGGATTTTGGTCAGGTCGCCGGATTTCATAATGGCGACGAGGCGTTTGTGTTCGGCGATCAAATCCTCGAGGCTTGGAGTCTCGGCGAATAATTCAAACTCATCACTCATTTGCTCTGCATCAGGTTCGGGAGGTAGTTCCTCTTGGCCTGCAGCGTTTGGCATTGGTGGCATATTCTTTTCGATTTCGGCGATGTCCATCATGGCGAGGTCATCCTCGGTCAATTCTGGAAGGCCGAAGTACTTGGCTGCCCAGTTCATGAGTTTGGAGTCCATTTTTAATAATCCGGCCTGAGCGAGGGCAGATATCCACTGGGATGTCGCTACCTTGTCTTTATCGCCAAGATTAGAGAATGTCAGTCTGATTGGTTTGGATGGCTTGAGATTGTTTAATTCCAGCAAAGGCTTGATTACTTGGTCGTTGATCTGCTCACAGCGATGACTCATGCGATCCTGTACGTAAGTCAAAAAGAATCCGCGAGCGTCAGATGATAGGGCAAAGGATCCAGTGTCGGTAGTCCCGAGGTTCAGGAACGCGCAAAGCCCGGCCTGTAGAATCATCAGGTCATGATGTTCGATCTGGTCTTTGATGTCCATTCCTGCGCTGGATCGGCCTTTTGGTACAAGGATATCCAGTTTCCATTTATCGTTTGGCAAAACTACGCCAGACGATTCATTGGATCGGAAGTTCTGCACAATGCCTTGAGCAGCAGTAAAATCTTGCGGGCTGGACCCTTCTGGCAGTGTGATGATGGGAGTGCCAACTCCAAAACGCTCAGCAGAAATGTTGGCGATCGTGTAAAGCTGGTTTTTCATGTACCAGTGCTTGTAGCAATAACGCAGCAGCGGGATTCCAGTGATGTCGTTACCTTCCATATCGTTAGTGAAAACCAGACACTTTCTGATTGGGATTTCTACGTAGTAATTCTTGGCCTCATCGGTTCGGAGAATCTGGACGATCCCCCTTGATCCATCGGACAACTTAAAACGCAGGATTGAGTGCTGGATACGAGGTGCGAGGTCTTGAATCCAGAACCTGCCTTTATCCAATTTCCAGCAAATCTCAAACACGGAATAGCCGAAGTCGAGGTCGGTTAATGACTGGCGAAAAAACTCTTTCCAAGTCCTGCCCGGCATGCTGAACAGATTCTCTTTCACAAATTCGACGATCTTTTGGTCTTTTGGATCGTCGGAAGCGCACTCGATGTCGAACTCGCAGGCCAGCATTGGAGCCTTGACCGCTTTCAACAACTGGGCGACACGAGCGTCTCCACGTCTCATTTGCTCGACGATATCGACACGTTCCTCATTGTTATTCCAGAACGGTTCGTATTCTTCACGGAAAAAACCACCGTAGCGCATAGTTCCGGGGTCACCGATTGTGACTGGGAGTAGTTTCTCTGGCACTGGTGGATATAAAGTCTCAGGGGTATTGGCCGCCGTGTTAATGCCGACTAAATTTGGCGATGGCATTGCGAAGGGAGTCTGCCCCGGGAATCCGGTGGGAGCCGGTGGAGCGCTAACCGTGACCGGCTGGTTTGGTATTGCAGGCTGTGATACTGATGGTGATCCCGGTGGGGCAATCCTTGTCATGGGTGTTTTGTTTAAAAGGTTTTAGCTCTAAGTCCTGCAGTGATTCCAGGGACGACGTTTCCTGATTCTTCGAACTCTCTCTGCCACTTCCAGAATTCTGAGGTGTTTGATCTATTTGCATATTCCAAGCAATAGATCAAAGCGTCAAGGTCATCATCGTGTTCTACTGCTGGGAAACTTACAAGTTTTTCTGCGAGTGCTGTTTGGGTCATGTGGAGATGTATTTCACCGCGTTCGAATGCGGGTTGATGCATCTGCAAACGTGCCACCTTGTCTTTACCTTCGGGTTCCACCGGCAAAATCGCTATGTTTCGATTATAGTTGTTTACATTTGGCAAATCAATTTTTCCCGACTGCCAGTCAAGAATTATTTGATAAACAGCCACTTGTGTCAACACTTTTTCTACCCCCACGGCCTTGACATTCTTGTGGCGTTGATATGTTCGGACGAGCAGCGCAGCCTGTTCTATCTGGCTTGCCCGGCCTGTCAGCACTTCCAAAACGTAGCGATGTTTGTCCCCGGGATATTTCGCTACCACACTGATGGAATAAAAGTCGGCTGTTTTTGACGATCCGGATTGTGGGTCCATCATGATAATAATCTCGAGAGGCAAAGCTGACGGCGGAAGAGTGTTGTAATAAAACGGCTCGATCCACTCCATCCTGAGCAGGGAGACGGTCGGATCAGTTGGCGTGTTCTGATATTCCTGCATGAATGCTCGGGTTCCGATATCGACCTTGATAGCGTCGAGCTTCTCGAGAGGGAACATCTCAGGCCAGATGCTTTGGCCATTCTCAATAGCTTTGCGGAAAATGCCGCCGTGTGATTTATAAAATGCCAGCACCTCACAAAGTGGGGAGATGGCCGTCCCGATGAATTTGATTTTACTGCGGGTAGCGTCTCTGGAAGGGAAAATAACTTGATAAATCCAGTTGTGCGTTTTTAATCGGCGCTCGGGCGAAGCGACAGCCTCATCATCCTCGATATCGTCGAAGATAATCTTGGTCGGACGGTTGTTCTTGATATTAACTCCACGGCCTTTTCCAGCACCTCTGGCGACAACATTGACGCCGTTCGTGGTTTCAAAGTGCTTGTTTGTCCATTTTTTGGACATTGCGCTGTCCGCAGGTACGAGGTTGCCATAAACTTCGATAAGCGTTTCGTTGTTCTCGAGTTCCTGTTTGATAGATTCGAAGTGATGTTGAGCATCGGATAGGGTGTTAGCAATGTAAAGGATGACCGGCTCGAGGGCGTAGACGACATCGTGAATCGTGTCGATTTTCTCCCACGTGGACTTTGCGAAGCCACGAGGGTAAACAATCGCCGAGTCTTGATCTGATGAAATTTCCCGAATCAAATCCCGGTGGCATTCTGGAACACAGGGGCTTTTAATGATGTGAGGGAAAAAGTAGCGGCCAAAGATAGGCAGCATTGCTTTATCCTGTAAGGTTTCCCATATCCACAGGTCTTGTTCGTGTTCAGGTATTTTTGATAAACGTTCCTTCCATTGAAAATACGCCTTTTCATCGGGCTTTTTTACCTGAATTTTTTTGATTGGATGTTTGAGCTTGAGCATTCTTGTAGGGTTGGGCTAATTCTTCGGCACGTTCACTGAGTGTCCGGCCTTTCTTTGGTCCAGTATCCTCGTGGATTAGCTTTTCCGCAAATTCTCCCGGCGCTGTATTTTTGAGAAATTTCCACGCCATGTCCGTATCAGTAAGCTTTGCCATTACCGTTTTCTTGGCCAGTATCTTTGGCCCCATCCTGAAGGATAACAAATAATCGTATAACTCTGACCCCTTTGGCGCGTTGTAAAAAAAAGTACTGACTGAAATCCCCGCATGGAAGCAGGCCTCCTCGATATTTGCATAATTGCTAAACGCCGCTTTAAGTTTTAGGAGGACATCCTCGGTTAGTTTTGTTGGTCGGCCACCCACGTCTTTAATCTTTGGAGGATGGGGAGACACCTTGTGTTTTCTTTTTGTCATAGTGGTGGGGTTTAGGCTTCTTCTGGTATTGGTTTGGGTTGTGGAATTACTTTGGTTTGATTGATTTGCTGCTCGCAGTCAGGACAGACGTACACAACTCGTTTTAATTTTCCCGGCTCAGTCATAATTGCTTTCCTAAGTTGAGGTGGATATCTGAAGCAGAATGAGCAGATGAATGG